CCACTGTGGGGCATCTTCTTCTGTAATCCATTCACCATGACTTTGACTGCCCAAATACCGAAACTCAACTTCTTGACCGTCAGCCCATACCTGTACCACTTTAGCAAATTCTTGTTTATTCATTTGATTCCTTGTTAGCATATTTACGTTCTAAATACTCAATACTTAAAAACATCTCGTCAAAGGCTCCGTCCTTAACATCGTTCAAGACTACAAGCCCTCGCCAATGTCGGTTAGAAAGATTGTCCATATAATCTTCATCATGTAGATAATAACTACCAGCAATGATAGCACAAATAGGCTTACCATCAGCTCGTTTTCCATACGCTACCTGCTTCGACTGTTGATGTCCCGCCACGCACGACATATGGAGCTTGCTAATGATAGCAGCAGGAGAAGCGGCAGGACGACCCATTGCACCCACAGGCCAATAATGAGAGAACCCAACACCAGCAATAAACACTGGCTTAAGAAAGTCATGTACTTCCCAATCTTTTGTATTGCAATGGTCATACGTCATCAGTCCTTCTAGCATCGGGTTGTTATTAATGGCTCGTACAATGCGGTTCTCATGGTTTCCCCTTAAGAACACCATACGAGGCTTATACACCTTATGTTTGCTCTCTTTCTGTGTCTTCTGCATGGCCTTTAAAGGGGCAAGGAGGGCTTCCATGCCCACATTACCAGCCTCTATGTCTGCTAGGTAGCGTTTCCCTTCAAAATACTTGCTACCTGCTTTGTCATGGCTTGACAAACTGGGCATATCCCAATGGTCTCCAAGGTGTACAACAACGTCTGGCTTGTAGTCACAGATAGCCTTCCCCGCCCATGTCAGGTGCTTGGTAGGCGTATCTGGCTTGCACTGGGTATCAGGAATGCACAAAATTCTCATTCGTCATTCTCTCCCCATCCTGTAGCACGTCCTGCAATTTCCTCGTCCGAGTCATAATATTCACCAAACCATCCCTCGCTCTCACGGAAGGGGGAATATTCAATTCGTACCTTCTCACGTACACCACAATAGCCTGTGCTCTCTAAGAAGAACAAGAAGTCTTGTAGGATATTAGGCCATGATGTTCCGTCACCATATTTAATAGCAAAGGTGATGTCTTTGTCTTCAATGCTGTCTTCTTCTCGAAATGTAAACTTATTTGTCATTTGGTTTCCTTTATGGAACAACGTAAAGCTGTCCCGTTTATTACACTTTTCATCAGCTCTGCATTAGCAAGGCTATAGGCAGGTTCGTCATAGAAGCTGCTGTAATATGCAGGGTCTTTCCCTACACGCACAGAGTTTCTTGCTATAACACCTTGTATGTCTTCTAAAGAGCCTCCCCAAGGCACTTTCTCATACGTCATACTGCTTCCTTTGGTTTTTCATAAAACATATGGCATTTCTGCACATTGTGGTTGTAAGGCACTCCTGCGAAATACATCAGGGGCTTCTCCGAGGGGACATAAGGAGAAAACCTCTGACATTGCTCTGTAGCAGGACAGCCGTGTCCGTCACATAACGTAATATCATCCACTCCATTGCTCCTTCTTAGCACAGGGGAAAGCATTAACAAGGGACACAGCTACAAAGGCAGAAGCCTCTTGGTGTCTCTTGTCTGGGTGCTCCTCTAACAGCTTCCGAACAATGCCTATCACCTGCCCCACTGTCACCTTTGGAGGGATGCAATAGAGGTCTTCATCCTTAGCCATTGAATAGCCATTGATAAACCCCGCTGCTGCTCCGTTCATATATGGGTCTTTGCTGTTCAAAGCATTCAACAGCTCATTGCCTGTAAAAGCATACGACAAACTACTTGCTAAAAGCAGAGACATAGCTAATAATTTCTTCATGTTTTCTTCCTTTGTTCCTTTTCCTTAGCACTCTTGATGACATGGCAGGGCTTACAGAGGCATTGTAAATTCTGTTCCTCACAGAACAGCCTGTCAATGAATGTGTCCCACCCTTGCCATCCCTTCTTTGGGTCTACTGCTGGCTTCTTGTGGTCAACTTGCACCTCTTTAGCTACGAATTCCTGTTTACATTCGTTGCATTGAAAGTGTTTAGCAAGTTTCCCTGTCTTCACATTGGTCTTTCTCTCTGTAAAAGCAGCATCAAGCACAGCATATTTAGGAGGCCACCTCTGAGTTGCTGTTCGTAATGCCGACACAACAAAGCTCTTGAACCTAGCCTCCGTCCATTCACCTCCGTTATACGCTCTCAACTTTTTCCACCAAAAACTTTATTCTGTCACACTCTTTTAAAGAAGGCCATTCAACAAGCCAGTGAAGCAATAGTATTTTTGCTTCTAAATTAGAACTTGCGTTGATGACAGTTTTAAAAGTACCTTCATGTAGCCCGTTACCGTGTGTAATATTGCATAAATAAGTCATAAATATTCCTTTATAAAGGAGGTTGCCATGTCTGTTCTTTCTCACGCCGTAGCCAAAGCAGTTGCCCGTTCTCTAACACACGCTCTGGAGCCTCTCCAGCAGCCTTATAAGCCTCTACAACAGCCTCGTACATCTCCTTGTCTGTTGTCAGTCCTTTAAGGAGCTTTGCAGCCTTTACAGGCCCAATGCCTTTAAGCCCTTGGATGTTGTCAATTCGGTCTCCTGTCAGCATTTGCAAATAGAAGCTCTTTAGTCCTTCCTGTTCGGTTACAAAATATTCCAAGTCCTTTACGGGGTTGTAATGCCACCCCGGTAGTTGGTCTAGGTCTTTGTCTACATGAACTATCCACACGTTCTTTCCGTTTGCAAAGATGCCCACAGCGTCATCAGCTTCTTCACCTTCTGTTGTTACAGCCTCCAGCCGTGTTAGGTGCTTTCTCAAAGCCTCGTAATGCTCTGGCTTCTCTAGGTCTTTCCTGTTCCCCTTGTAAGGCACTGTCTTGGCAATGTCATAACGGAAGTTTGTTTTCCCCGTGATGAAAGCATTGTAGGTTGTGCATTTAAGGCGAATATACACCATGTCTGTCAGCCATTCAGTGAGCCGATTCTTAGCCCATTGTTCCTCTACATCTTTGCAGGAGAAAGCAACATGATATACCAGCTAAAGGAAATCAGCATCTATAACTGCTTGTGTTGGACGAGATTTCATTTGTTACCTCCTTCAAAGTGACGGATGCGATGGCAATTCGCACAGAGAAGAACGCACTTTGATAGTTCTTTCTCGATTGTTGAAAAATTCTTTCTACGCATAATGTTCCCTAAATTATGTTCTTTCTCTGATGGGTCAAGATGGTGAAAGTCATAGACAGGTGAAGGAAATGTTCCTTGACAGTCTTGACACCGACCTCCCATAAACTCAATAGCTCTTTGTTTCTTTTCAAGACCATCACGAGTAACCCTGTCATTGCGGTTTTTAAGCCACACAGCATCGTGTTTTACTCGGTGAAAATACTCTCTAGAACGTGCATTTGCACACTCTTTACAAGAAGTTCCTCGCCCAGAAAAGAAAGAAATGTCTTTAATTGATGTACAAGCATTGCAATACTTCTTTCCTTCAGGGACTTCTTTTCCGTCCACTAAGAATTCGTACTCCACTGCTTGTCCTTTGGCATTTCTTTTGCTAATTCCTCTTTTAATTTCCATCTTGACCCTTATAAAAAGCAATGACAGCCTCCGTTGGTTTAGGAGGCAGAGACATTACAGCTCCATGTCTGCTGTGTCTTCTTCCTTAGCAGAAGGGACATAGGTGACAAGCTCTGTAACCACTACACGCTTGGCAGAGGCAGCAACGCCTGTCTTCTTAGCAAACTTCCATTCGTATGTGCCTAGAACCAGCGTAGCCTTTGAACCATTGCCAATAGTTTTAGGGTCAATGTTCTTACCATCGTCATCAACAGGCTGAATAGCGAAGTTGCTCTTGCAGGTGACAAAGCGTCCCATGCTTTCGTTCTCGCCTACATGAACACCAAGGGCTTCCACCTTAGCAACGTCTTCTGGTGAGAGATTTCCTAGCTTCACCAGATACTTCTTAGAAGCCTCTGTGTATTGGTTAAATTGAACCATGTCAGAAGCGTAGTAGAGCTGTCCGGTGATTGTGATAGGTTTTGTAGTCATTTAAGTTTCCTTTTAAGCGGAGCCGTTAGACTCCTGTTATATAAAATGCTTGTCTCTCCAAGCTGTCACTCTTTCTTCTCATCTATGTAAACATCCTGAGTAAGAATGCCTCCATGTTTTTCAAGATAATTAGCAGCCTTTCTCAAAAGCTCCGGACTATCTTTAAATTTTCCCAAGGCTGTATTACAGTCGTGGCAAAGTAAAGACCGAACCTTACCTGTTGAGTGGCAATGGTCTACATTAAATGTTCCGTTCCTTCCTGCATCTGGAGAGGAGCATATTTCACATTTACTATCTTGCTCGCTCAACATCCTACTAAAATCTTCAAGTGTTATACCATACTTATACCTTAATTGTTTATTTCTTACCTTGTCCGGATTGTTCCTAGCCCATTCAGCATTTTTAGCTAAATGTTTTTCTTTATTGTTTTGATACCATTTTAAACCCATAATACATTAATGTGTTCCATACCAATCCTTTGCTATCTTGTACTCAGCTTCCACAGGGCAGCGCAAGTTTAACATTCTACCTGCTTTTCTAGCTGCCTCTGCCACTATTATACCAACTTTTTCGGCTGTTTCTGGCTTTGTTTCTATCTGAATTTCATCGTGAGAAAACAGAACTTGTTTGTACCAAATCCCTGCTTCCTTCAAATCGTCCCGAATAACACAAAGCCATTGTTTAGCAATTATAGCACCAGCAGATTGTAACAAACTGTTCAATGCTGCATGGTCGCTACGAATCCAAACCTTTCTACCGTCTAACGCTGGTACATACCCAATTGTAGCATATTTAGAGACCTTTTCCTTCAATTTTGCAAGAGAAGGTGTGTTCTTTAGAAAAGAATTTATAAGTTTGTTGCCAATTTTAGACGAACCACCCATTGTAGAACCAACCTTTGCTGCCCCTGCGCCATAAAGCACTGAATATGTTAGTGTCTTGCTTATGTTGCGTAGGTCTTTATGCTCCTTGCTGTCAGTTTTCACTGTACCAAGAGGCACTAGACCAAAAGCCTGTGTGTTTTTCCAATGAATGTCTCCTTCTAAAAGCTCTTTCTGCCATGCTGCATCCTTCATGTAATGAGATAAACAACGAAGCTCAATACCTGAAAGGTCGCAGCCGACTAACACATTCCCTTCCTCTGCTATCCAGCATTCACGACATTCCTTTCCGTAAAGGGCAGAAGCATTAGGAGTCTGTGACATATTTGGAGACGAATGCGTCATACGAGCCGTAATTGCTCCGTTGGTTATCACCTTGCCATGCACCCGTCCGTCCTTGCCTACAGCCTCCAACCAGCTTTCTATCTGAGCTACACGCTTCTGGAGCATCAAATATTCCACAATGGGAGCTGCTTCCGGCAGGTCTATCTTCGACAGCACACCTTCGTCAACTATGGGCTGTCCTGTTTCTGTGTGCTTGTCGGGCTTCCATCCAAGCTCGATGAGCTTTTCTCCGATTTGCTTCCTTGATGCGGGATTAAAAGTAGCCACCCCATCTTTGAGAGGTTTTCCAGTTTTGTCGCTGGTTCGTTTAACAACGACAGGAGGCCATCTTTGTTGGAGTTGTTCATATAAAGCATCCAATTTTCCTTTGATTGTAACAAGTAAGCACGTTGCATAAGGTATGTCCAGTTTGAAGCCATTTCTGACTTGTTCTTCAATAATTAGAGCAACTTCATGCTCCAACAGCACACTTTCTTCACTAAACTGTTTCTCATTAAGCTCATTGACTAGATTGAGATACAACTTAGCTGTCACTTCACAGTCTTGTCCACAATAGCTCTCTAACAAACCCATATGAGGAGAGTCAAAGCATTCACCTTTGTACTCCTCTCTGCGTCCTTTAAGCCATTGCCATGCGCTGCTATAGCTGGTCTTTTGACACCCGAGGCTGTTTCCCCATGCTTCTAATGAATGACCATTCTCTCT